GGGGACTTCTACCCTTGCGGACGGCACTATTGGGTTTAGTAAAATAATCACCATGATAGTTGATGGTGGGAATAATGTATTGACACCGGCAAATTTTGCAGACGGCACAACGCTGACATTTGCGGATGTGAATGATTCGGTTGAACTGGTATTCCATACCACCATTGGCTGGAATGTTCTCGCAAACAAAGGCGTTGTTGTAGCGTAAAAAGAAAACTAGCTTATCGGAGCGTAAAACCGAGGGGCATTATTGCCCATACTCTTACTACATGAAGAGGTAAAAAACATGGCAGATACACAAGCGGACGATGCGGTACTGGATGAACTCATAGCTTCAGCCTCTAAAGAATCGACGGAGACGGAAGAGACTGTAGCGAAAAAACCTGATAATCCGGAAGTTACTGAAACTGACGCCAAAGGCGACAGCACAGGTGAAAAGGCACCGGAAACAACGGAAACCAAGGAGCCCGATAACAAGGGATCTTCAGGTATTGAGATCACCAGAGAAAGAAAGGGGTCGCTCCCTAAAGGAATTGGCAGGGGATTAAATAAACGTTTTAATACACTCAATGCGCGGGTTGATGATGCACACACGGAAAGGGACCAAGCTAATTCTGAATTAGACAAGGAGAGAGAGAAAACAAGGCTCCTCCAAATGCAGAATGACCAATTGATATCAGCAAAGAAAGTATTCAGTCAGCCTAATCCAGATGATTACGCGGGTGGTACTTACGATGATGATTATGAGCGGGATTCTACAAATGTCAGAATTAAGGAGGAGATTTCCAAACAGGTCGCTGAATCAACCAAGGATTTAAGAGATCAGGATTTACAGCAAAAAGCCGAGGTTAATCTAAGGAAAAATCAGGACTTCTATTATTCCAAAGTGGATAAGATGGTTGATGAATTGGAGATAGGTGACTTTGATGCAACTGAAGAGATCGCAATTAAGGCAATTGGTTTGGAAGCTGTCAATTCGATTATTAATACTTGGCCTGAAGAATCGGCTCAACTCATATATTTCTTTGGTTCCAATGCTGAAGAGTCTAAAACGTTTAAGCGTTTATTTGATGAAAATAAAGCCCTGGCCTGTTCCGAAATAGGCGGGATACTGGCCGAGATAAAGGTCACTCCCAAATCGGAAACAACCCCCTTGGAACCCGATGAAGAGATTGTAGGCGGTTCGGCTTCTAAGATTGATATGCTGCAAAAGCAGGTGGATAAATGGCGTGAGAAATCAATGGCCGGCAATCCAAAGGCTATGGAAAGAGTGCTGCAAATCAAGAAAGATGCAAAAGCAAAGGGGATTTTATTGGAGTAAATTAGCATGGCTAATGAATTTAATAGAGAAGAACACATTCTCTTTGAGCAAGTTTTAACCAAGTTCGATACAGACAACATCATTGCAAAGCAGGCTGTACTTTTTCGCCAACCTGGCGTTGAAATGCAGAGACAGGGAGACAGGGTTTGGCGACCATCTCCACAGATAGCCACCACTAAACCTGGTTTGGATATCACTGCTATCCTTGGCAGCATTACCCAGATGTCTGTACCTTCCGACTTAACCGATATCGATAACGTTCCGTGGCAGTTGGACGCTAAAGAAATGCGTGATCCGCTTTACCGGGATCGGCAGGCTTTGGCCGCTGCTCAAGCGTTGTCGGCAAAGGTCAACCGGAAAATGGCAATCCGTATCATGGAGCAGGGAACCCTCACCGTACCAGTTGTCGCACAGTTGACGGGTTATGATGATATTTCCCTGGCTGATGCTCTGATGCATGAGCAAGACGTTTTAGGGGCTAAGACAATGGTTTTAAATCCGCGTGACCATAACAGGATGGGCGGAAATTTGGCCAGTCGTACCCTTATGTCAAGGTCTGAAACTGCATTGGATAACACCACTATTGGTCCGATAGCCAGTTTCACGACATTCAAGACCAATTTCGGTCCGACTTTGACGGGAGCTACTGGTGGTGGTGGTATCACCATAAGCGGGAATCAAAGGTTTGTTCCTACTTCTACCTTTACCACTGGGGATGCAACTGAGAATCAGGATAATCGGTTTATGAACCTGTTACTCAATAGCATTACCAATGTCAAGGTTGGGGATAAGTTCACAATTGCGAATGTGAATGCTCTTTCCCATATCAATAAAGAAGATACTGGGCAGTTGAAAACATTCACAGTAACCGCTCTTCCTGGTATCGCCAATACCATCACGATTGCACCACCTATCATTGTAGGTGACGGCACAAGTGACGCGGAAGACGATTATGCGAACGTGACTGCAGCGGCTTTGGATACTGCAGCTCTCGTTTTCTTGAATACCACCACAACCCAGACGAACCCATTTTTCATAAATGATTCGATTGAAGTTGTGAGTGGCAACCTGGAATTTGGTGATATGCCGGGTGTTGCTGTAATGCGTCAAATGACCGATTCAGGGATTGAGATAATCTTTGCAAAAGGCGGTGATGTATTGACAGCAAAAACCACTTATCGATTCACAATGTTCTTTGGGGTGACAAATCTAAACCCTGAAATGAACGGTGTATTGATAGGCGGTCAAGTATAAAAACTTTGTTTGCTCCCTGTACATATGGCGGGGAGCAGGCATTTCATTAATCTTTTTATCGAGGATAATCATGGCTAAAGACGTATTGTATGGCAGCATAATGGAAGGTTTTGACGCTCAAGGAAATTCCAAATGGTTCAGGAACTATATCCCTGAAGGTTATACAAAATCACCACCAGAACCGGAAGAGCCTGAAGTTCAGGAACCTGAAGTTGTTGTAACCAAAGTCATCGAAACGGAAGTAATTGAAGAGGAGATTATCACCGAAACAGTTACAGGATCACCCGGAACAGTGACGGGATCCTCTGAACCTGGAAAACGTAAACCGGGGCGTCCTGCTAAAGTAAAAGAGGAAGTCCCTGCGAGTGCAAAGTGAGCACAGGAACCCAAATAATCCAGGATGCGGCCGCTGAAATTGGTGTTCATTCGCCAGTGGATCCGATATCTCCAGAAGGCTTGCAAGTGGGATTGCGGAAACTCATGTCCATGTTGCAACTTTGGCAGTCTCAGGGGATTAAATTTGATTTCATTCCCATTACCATAGTGGGTGAGGAATTGTTTGAACCTCCTGATACCACTAATGCCATTGTCAGTAACCTGGCTATTTTGCTTGGCCCTACCTTTGAAGACGGGGCTGGAGTTATCCCACCGCAATTAATAGGGACAGCCGAGCAACAGTATCAATGGGTAAAAACACTTTACGAATTTATCACCATTCCCAACAAGGTTGCATCTTCCTTATTGATTCGTGGTGCAGGCAATTCCAAGGGGATATTCAGGCAGGTATTTAATGGTATTGATGGAACTGTGGGAAATTAACTCAGGAAATTATTGCTTATAAGTAACTGATAATAAATAGATTAATGTAATTTCCCCATTTATTAACGAATAATATTCCAAAAATTATTCTTCTATATTATGCCAGTATTACCGTTCCCATTAGGATTAGAGGGAGTTGAAAAGCTTCCACGGACTAAACGAACCCTACAGAACTGTTTTAATGACGGGGCTGGGAAACTCCATGCGCGTCCTGGTATCGATGAACTGCAAGATACTGGAAAAACGGCAAGGGGAACATTCAAATGGAATGGGTTTACCTATCAGGTTGTTTCAACTTCATTGATCAAGATCACGGATCCAGTTACCGGAGCATTCACCACCAACCCGACACCCATTGAAGGATCACAGGTTGTCAAGGTGGCCATAGGATTTGTCGAAGCTGTTATTACCGTTAAAGGTGGGAAGATTTACAGTCTTGATAAATTGGATGTGGTGGTTGAGATTGGCAACGGTGCGAATTTCTTCCCAAGTGTCGATGTTGCTTTCATAGATGATCGGTTTGTATGGGTTCCAATTACTGGAATCAATAAGACGCCGTTCTTTTCAGATGTTGGTGATGCTTCCACAGTTCAGCCACTTGCATTCTTTGATGCTCAATCCTTACCCGATGAAAGCAATGGAATCATTAATTTTAGGAATACACTGTATATCCTTGGTACGGATTCGATTGAACCGTTCAGACAGATAATAACAACAGGGCCAAACCCATTCAGGAGATTGCAGGGCGGCAGAATAGACTTTGGGCATATCGGCGGATTGATTGAGTATGGCAATACGTTTGTATTTATGGGAAGGGAAAAGGGACAGGACTTTGGCATTTATGCATTCTCCAATGGTAACGCTGTAAAAATATCCAATGAGCCCATTGACTTGATCCTTTCCACTTATAACCAGGCAGAAAGGGAAGATGTTGTTGTCAGTCGCTTTAAATGGCGCGGATTTGATATTGTTACCTTTACGCTGTCGAGGGATTCATTCGGATATCTGGGTGGTAACTGGTTCCGGTTGAGATCCACTATTGGGAATGATAATTCAAAGTGGGGTGGTGGTTTTATATCTGAGTTGAATGGTGAATATTTTACAGCCTTCCTTTCAAAGATTGGGAAACTCAAGGATATCGACCAGGATTATGGTGAAAATATACAATTTGTGATTGAAATGGGGATTCAGCAACAAGACTCCAAGCGGTTTTCGGTTGCATGGATTGAGTTGCCAATATCACAGGGTTTTAGCTCCGAGGATGCCACTGTAGGGATTCAAATGAGCAAAGACGGGGTTTTATATGGTCAACCTTTTTTCAGGGATTTAGGCAACACAGGACAGTATGACCAGATATTGAGATTTAGAGAACCGGGCGGGTTGGGAAGGTTTCGATCTTTCATGGGATTTCGTATTTTTAGCGGTGAAAGATTGGTATTTAATTCAGAACCTCCATTTATAAATATAAGATGACGCAAATCATATCAAAGCCAAATTTAGGCGATCAGATTGTGGAGAAGGATGGGAAAGCCCTTCAGGTATTGCAAGGTTTTCTTGATGAAATTGTCATTAATTTTAATGAGCTTGAGGAGCAAATAAACCCAGTTGTTAAATTAAACCTTTTTACGGTGGCCACTGTTCCTGATCCTACAGTAAATAGAGGGGGACAAATCTATGTCACCGATGAAACAGGCGGCGAAGTCCCTGCATTCTCGGATGGAACCAATTGGCTGCGTGTAACTGACAGGGCGATCATAATGGTATGAATGTAATTAACTGGCAGATAACATCAGGATGTACATCAATGGGAGGCGGTTGCATATCGTGCCCTTCATTAATGGAATATAAGGATAAAGGATTGGATTATTCCATCAAGATGCATCCGGAGAGATTGGCTGAACCTTTATTGGTAGAAGAACCAACCTGCTTCATTGTCGCACTTGGTAGTGACTTGTTCCATGCTGGCGTTCCATTTAAGTTTATCCAGGATGTGTTCGAGATAATGAATAAATGCCCAGAGCATAAGTTTGAATTAGCAACTAAACGAGTTGAAACTTTGGCTTTTTTGGCAAGTTGTCTTGAATGGACGGATAATATTATGATAGGGACAGCCGTTGAATCTGATAAGCATAAATTGAGGATTTGGTATTTGCAACAAGTACCGACTGAGAATAGATTTATTTCATTTGCTCCATTATTGGGTGATGTTGGGCCTGTGAATTTAACTGGGATTAAAATGGCCGGTGGTATGGGTGAAAATTATGGATTAAGACGCCCTTTCGATCCTGCGTGGCTTGAGAATATCAAGCGACAATGTGAAGATCAAAAGGTGCAATGGATTAATAGTTATTCGATATATGAAAGTGAGGCGGCGTAATGGTAGGTGTAGTTGTCGGTGGTCTAATTGGTGCAGGGGTTGGAGCTTTGGCTGGTGGTGCTGCGGCATTAGCCACTGATACTGGGGCAGGTGGGAGAGCTGCAGAGGCAGCTGCTGCAGAAAGTCGGCAAGCTGAAAAAAGAGCCCGTAAAACTCTGAGTCCATTTATTGAAGCAGGCACCGGTGCATTAGGTGGATTGACTGAGGGCTCAACAGTCGGTGGACTTGATGCCAGGTTAGGCAGAATATTTGACTCGCAGATATTTGGGCAAGCCTTGGAACAAAGGCAACGCGGTGTACAAGGTGCATTGGCAGCAGGTGGTCTGACAAGATCAGGCACCGCCGTTGATGAACTTTCACGGCTTCCATTGGATGTTGGTTTGCAACTGGAACAATTATTGACAGGAAGGCTGGGCGGTCTTGCTGGCCAAGGTTTACAGGCTGGGGGATTATTATCAGGTATCCAACAAAGTGGTGGGCAATTTAGAGGGAATGCATTGTCATCTGGTATCGTCACGGATGCGGCCGCAAGCAATAGGGCTATTCAAGGAATTTTCCAAGGGGCTTCAGCCGGGGCTAACTTGGGCAGTTCATTTGGGAGTTTTGGTGGGGGTGGAGGAGGATTTAATTTTGGAATCGGTGATCCTCAATCATTTGCAGCCGATCAGGCGGCAAGCCAAATTGGAGGATTTAACCTTGGGGCTGGTGGACAGGCTATTTTTTAACAAACTTTTTACTGGGTGAATTATGGTTACATTGGCAAGTGTACGACCGGAAGATTTGGTGCCTGGGTTTGGAGAAACCGCTGCCGGCATTAATAGGTTGGCGCAGGATGTGAAGTTGGGCAGAGCTCAATCACAATTCTTTGACCCTGAATCTACCAAGCAACAGAAGATGGAGGCTTTTGGAAGAATATCAAGCCTCAATCCTCAGTTTGGCCAGGTTCTTTTACAGTCAATGGAACAGCAAGACATACAGAAGCAAAGGCAAATACAGCAAGGAATCAGGACAAATCTTAACAGAATGGCCTTGATCAACAAGCAACCGACTTTTGAAAAAAAACAGGCGGCTATAAAAAGAGAAATAGAAAAAGCCATTGTTGCTGATGAAGATCCTGCTCAATTACTTGAATTATTTGATATGGATGAAGCCGCGTTAAAACAGGAAATTCAAACGGCTGAGATTATCGCCACCGATGTTGATAAGTTATTTGAACGTCCTGAAGATGCTCTTGCTGGACAGCTTGGTAAAGTAGATCAAAGTAAAGTTACTACAAAATCATTCAAAGCATTTGTGGAAAGTGGTGGTGATCGAACTTTATTAAGACCACGCGCCGAACCTGCCAGTCCAATTGGAAGGTTGCAAGAGGATAGGCGAAATGCCGCTTTAAACTTTGGCGAAGGAAGCCAACAGGTTAAAGAGATTGATGCGCAAATATCTGGGTTAACAGCAAAGGATCAGCGCACACCATTAACCAAAGCAGGAAAACAGATTGCCGATAGGGCGTTTATTGCTGAGAATTCCCCAGGTGATCTTACTGTCTTTGATGAATTAACATCACTTGAAAAGAAAAAGGAAGAAGGTGCGAAGATATCTGATGTTGCTTCATTAAGGGGCCAATTTTTAAAACAGTCAAGCGAATTTATAACCATTAAATCAGCTTTGCAAAAGGTTCTCTCTGCTCCTAATGATCCGTCTGGTGATCTTGCCAAAGTGTTTGGGATTATGAAAATATTGGATCCTGGTTCAACCGTTCGTGAAGGTGAGCAAGCAACCGCTAGAGATGCGGCGGGTGTCGGTGAAAGGATGTTTAATATTTATAATCAAGTTGTTAAGGGTGATTCATTGACGCCTGAACAAAGAAAGAGGTTTGACAATTTAGCCCAATTAACTTTTGATTCCCAGATTCCAGATCAAAGGAAAAGGCAGGAATTCTTTACAGGTATTGCAACGCGTCAGGGGATGGATGCAAGGAATGTGGTTCGAGACTTATTAGAAACAACTCAAGCACCGCCAGCACCAGCACAAACAGGACCAACAACCGCGCTCCAAGATTTAAAAGCCTTTCAATCAGGTAGATTTAAAGTAACAGTGGAGAACTAATGCCAAAATTTAGGGTCGAGGATCCAGATACAGGTCGAGTGGTAACGATAGAAGGGGATAGTGCCCCTAATCCCGCTGAACTTGATCAGATATTCAATGATCTGGAAAACCAGCAAGAACCATTTATAGACATTTCTGGGATAGGGAAGAAACTTTTCGGTGCTGGTGAAGTCGCTGTGCAAATGGGGACAGCCGCCGCCGCTGAACCTGCCGCTGGTCTTTCCGAGATAGCCACGGCTCCGTTTGTAGGGACTGAAGGGGCGGAAGAGATCGGCGCTGGTGTACGGGAATCTTTGACCTTTCAACCAAGGACAGAAGCAGGGCAAGAACTTGCCCAAGGTGCCGGAGAATTTCTAGCACCTGTTGGGCGAGTGTTGAGCGCCGCTGAGACATCATTAGGCGATAAGGTTTTTAAAGAAACCAAAAGCCCAGCATTAGCGGCCGCTGCGACCACATTACCATCCTTGGCCTTGGAGTTGATTGGTATTGGTTTGACAAGAGGATTCAGGAAAACCTCCAAAGCTGCAACCAAATTAGAGAAAAAACTTGACAAGGCTCTGCTTACATCTAGCCCAGGAACCCAGGAATTAAGAAGAGTTGGCGGGGCTGTCTTTGATGAAATATCCGATCTTGGGGTTACTATTAAACCAAAAGGATTCGCGGAATTTACTGACAGGATAGCTAAAACAATGAGGTCATCAGGCGGAAGTCCGAGAGTCGATAAAGAGGCTTTTGGTGCATTGCAAGAGATCAGAGATGTAGCGGATACTTTTGCAGGGAGGCCAGTTCCTTTAAGTGAATTTGAGGTTCTAAGGAAGATAGCTCAATCAGTAGCTAGCAAGGCTGATCCTTCCACCAGTCGCTTGGGGAATATTATGATTGATGAAATGGATTCATTCCTCGAATCTGCAAACCCTAAACAACTATTAAATTTTCCAGGTAGAAAAGTTGATCTTCCTGAAAGATACCGACTAGCAAGAAGATTATGGGGACAGGCTAAAAGAGGGGAAGTTATTGCTGAGGTTATTGACAAGGCTAGGAGACAACAGTCAGGCTTTGAAAATGGCCTGAGAATACAGGTCAGGCAACTATTGGATAATAAAAAAAGGATCAAGTTTTTCAGTAAAGATGAACGAGCGATAATGAATGATCTGATTACAGGAACAAAAACAGCAAACTTTAGCAGATTTTTTGGCAAGCTGGCGCCGAATGACGGTATTTCAAACAGAATATTAAATAGTTTTGCTGCTGGTGGTGCAGGGGCATTTTTAACCGGCACAAGGGCAGGTGCCGTTATTCTTCCTGCGATTGGTTTTGTATCAAGTAGACTTGCCGAAAGATTAACAAAAGGTAAGGCATTCTTTCTTGATTCGGTTATTCGATCAGGCAGGGATGGAAGGAAAATAACAAGGGCTTATTTTGCCAATACACCAAAGAAATTAAGGAATGCTGATGAACTTTCTGAATTACTTTTGAGACAAGATATTGACCTTTCTAATGTGCCGGCGGATGCTATTACCACTCAAGCTGTAGATTTGGTTATACAAAAAAGGGCCAGCTTAATCACTGCTACCGCTGGTGTAGCTACTGCTCAAGCTATTAAAAATGAAGAAAATGGAAAAGATGCGGAATTTGAACAAAATCCATTTCCGCGCGGAGGACAGGTAGCAGATAACGGAATCTAAATAGGGGACGATGACATGTTTCATTTCGGATTGCATGGAGGTGGAGGAAGTTGGCTAAAAGAACAAAATAGAAAGTTTCTAGAATCATTAGTTTTTATGAAAGTGGTATTAAAACAGGTCATATTGGATGTTCCTAAATATGCAACAGCTTCATTAATAGCAATAAATATTATGTGGTTGATGTTCACGTTCTTGTATAGTGGAGAAGAGATATTAATGTTGGTCAGATATATAAGCGAGTGCTTTGAACCTTATGAATAAAAGGAGGCGCCAATGGTTATTGATACTTTAAATTATATTTGTGATTTTCTGGCGAATCTTTTGTTTGGAAGATAGATTTAAATTATGGAGTGTAAATAAATGCCTGCATTTATAGATGAAAATACCCAATTTGCGGCCGAAGGAGGGTTGCCCCTTGCTGGTGGCCAAGCTTTTTTTGGAATAGTCAATCTGGATCCAGAACCAATACCTAACAGGATCACTATATTTTCCGATAGGGATTTAACGATTGCATTGCCCAATCCTATTACCTTGAATGCTGAAGGCAGGACAACCAGCAAGGTCTGGATTCCCAATGTATATTCGCTTCTGGTTAAAGATGTTGTTGGCGTCCAACATTTGCTTGAACTGGATCAAGGTGAGGCTGAACAAATAGGAATAATCAATCTCATATCGGTGCAGGGCACAAATGATATCACGGCTGACGCTTCCCCCGCTGTCAGCGTTTTAGTAGATAAAGCACTTTATATTTTCCAGGCTATTGGTGCGAATACCAATGTGGATGGTGTTGATATGACATTGACGGTTGGAACCACAACCACGCATCCGATAAAACAGAATGTTACGCAGTCAATTCCTGCCGGTAAAATAGAGGACACGCAAACCATTATTGTTGCGTTTAACGAAGGGGCTCTTATCTTTGAGTGGGTGAATCATAGCGACAAGGTGCTTTATTTAACCAACCCGACAGATGTTGTATCGGCTGCCACCACTGATATCTGGAGCCCGTTGGGAAATGACCTGCATATTGATTTAGGCTCCAGTCCTGTTAGCTCATTTGGAACGGCTCAGAAGGCGGGAGCGTTTAGATATATCCAAACGACAGGTATTATCACCTTTACAAATAGCGCCAATCTAATATGTCCTGGTGGTGTTGATTTGATCAGTGCGTCTGGAGATACTTTCCAGGTGATAGCTGACAGTCCGACTATTGCGCGAATCATCCAGTATCAACGGGCAAGTGTTGAACCGCTCAAACCGTTTATATTTACAGGGGCAGTAGCATTAAGCGGAACATCCGAATTAATTCTATCTGGTTTGATTGATGTTGAAACCATTTTTATAGAATTTGATGATTTTTCAACGGATACCAACAATCGAACTGCACTTCTTCAATTAGGAGATAGTGGAGGACTTGAAACTGCTGGTTATTCGGGTCGTGGATGGTCTGTCAATGTTACCCCTGGGGTCAGTGAGCAAGTAAATACTGATGGGTTTAATTTAGGCAATCCACCACAACAGGACACAGGCCAGTTAATGATTGGTTCGCTGATCTTGACGCATATGGGCAGTAATCGGTGGCAGTGTACTTATCAAGGATCAAAAGACGATCAAGCATTATTTTATGGTTATGGAACCAAAACTTTAACCGGACTGCTTACTCAAATTTCACTAACAAGTTCTGCCGGGGATGCTACCATTTCCGGTAATATCTACGCTCGACACAAATAACAATATCAGGTGACGATGACTATTGATAATGGTTTGGTAAAATTACAGGTAAGGGTTTTAGGCCAGGTTATCCTCTGGGCACTCATGGGGATCATAGGTTGGTCGGTATTCTCCATAGTTGGGCATCAAACCAAAATAGCCGTATTAGAACAACAACAAGGGCACTCACAAGCTGCCAGGGACAAGGTAATGGAAAGAATTGCTGATGCCGTTGAAACGATTGCTGCGGCTAAATAACCCTTGAGGATTGACCAATATCTTAGTATGATAAGATAGTTTGTTCATTTTTTGTTTTTCCTCATGAAAAGGCCACTGGACTCCTCGCCGGTGGCTTTTTCTATTTGTACCTTCCTGCTTGCATTCCTAAAATAAATAGTTCATAATCAACTAAACATATTATTGAGGAGTTGACAAATGAAACATTTAGAATTAATAAGAGTCTCAACGGGTGAATACGGGACTTTTGGTGTATTGTTGGAAGTAGGGCAACCTCCCTTTGCTTTGACCTTGGAACCCCCGTGGAAAGACAACCAAGTCGATATATCCTGCATCCCTGCTGATACTTACCAATGCATCCCCGTTTTATCACCCCAATTTGGTCATACTTGGGAGGTTGCCGATGTTCCTGATCGAAGCCATATTTTATTTCATAAAGGCAACATAGCGGAAAGTAATGATTCTGATACTTTAGGATGCATCCTAGTCGCTGAAAAGTTCGATCCTTTGGGTGGCATTCCAGGCGTTTTATCGAGCAAAGAAGGATACAACGAATTTCTTGACTTAATCAAAAACGAAAAAAGTATCGCATTGACCATTGAGGAGCATTATTGAGTCTTATTAAAAAATTTAATTATCTTTTTAATGGCAATTACAAATTTATCATAAAGCCAAAAAATACAGTTCATCGTTAAAAAAATAATATATCCATAACCGATTATAACTATTAGATTTTCCATTATATTGAGGTGAATCCATGAACCTTATTCAAATTTGCGCTGTATCAAGCATTATGTTTTTTTCAGGCTGTTCAATCATCCACGTTGAAAGGAATCCTGAAGGTTTAAAGATCAGCAAATATTCGATGGGTCAGGATCTAAAGGATGTCAATATTCATATCAAGCGGGATGATGCAGAGGCATACGAAGCCACTGTTTCGGTAGGGGACTCCAATCAAACATTTGGTCTGAGTAAAGCGGCTGAGGTTGGCAGTTCATTGGCTAAAAAGGCTATTATACCTTTACCATTACCATAACGAGAAGAGTTTCTAATGTTAAATGTAACCATATTTATTTGGGTAGTTACAGGATTTTTTCTTTTTGATATAGTTTATAACTTTAAAGATCGTGGAAAAAGTTGGAAACAAGGAACCATTATATTAATAATTTTTAGTCTATGTTCTTCATATCTTTGGACATATTATTTACCATGAACGGGAGAGACCCCAGACCCTTCGGGACGATGAACCATTGGGCCTGGTTTTAGACGCAGGAAATATCGTATTAAACCCGCGAATAGTCCTATGAGAGTTAAAAAAATATATTCGCTATTACCTAAATTGCTGTGTTCCGCTTCTAAATTTTCTTTTATTATTTGGATTGTTGTTTTGGAAAGATCCGCCTTTAAATGAATCAGTCCTATAATATGGATCATTCCCAAATGAATTCCATGAGTTTTGATTTGTAGAATTATTAGGGTTTGTATATCCCTTTTTATTTGTATATGGATTAATATTGCCTTGGGAGGAAAAGTTATTCCATTTATTATTATCAGGTGATGATCGGTAATGAGGTTCAACATAAGTGCCATTTGATTTATAATATCCCTTTACATAAACATCAGGTAATGCAAATGTAGCTGAGACTAAAATTAATATTAAAGATAGCAAAATCAAATTAAGTGGTTTCATGATTTTTCCTTTTCAGTTGTATTGTTTCTTGAAGTAGGAACTCTTTTCCCCGTTAAAATATAATCAATGGAGCTCTTGAACAGCTTACTCATGGCAATGAGCAGTTCGAGGGTAGGCTTGACCCTTCCAGTTTCTATGTGGCTTATTCTCACCTGTTTGGTCCCCAGCATGTCGGCAAGTTCAGCTTGACTTATTCCCCCTCGAAGCTTTTTAATTCTTTTCCCTATCGCCCTTTTATCCATTCAGTGACAATTTTGGAATGTCGTGGTTCCAATGGTCTGGGTGGTGCAAAATGTACTCCTGGAAGGCTGACGCGCATTAGAGGACATACCAGAATAAACATCAGCCGCCGCACCAGCAGAATTTGCGCCTGCTTGAAGGCCACCAAGCAAACCTCCTGCCAATCCCGCCCGAACATTCCTCCAGAAATTACTATTTTCTGCATCATCCATTAGTTCAGCATTGCGCTGGGCATTGTTATGGTATTTATCGGCACATTCTCTTAATTCTTTATCAGTCCGATCAGGCCCATATGCTTCGCATTCATACAAAAAAATAGCGTCATTGTCGGCACGCATGGAATCGCTGTAAACAGCACAACCAGAAAACACAAAACTAATAAATAATATGCATAAAAGATATTTTGTATTCATCATTTCCCCCATCATTTGATTAAGAAAATTATAATTCTTCATACCATATAGCGATTGTAATCTTATGCTCGGAATTCTCATAAGGTGTGGTCGCCATTAGCTTATCAGTTATTTTGACAGTCAATTTTTGTTGCTTGGTCCATTTATTGACTGTTTCTTCAACTACCATAATATTAATGCCTTCAAATAATTTCAATTTCATTTTCATTTTCTCTTTTATCCTCAAAAATTAAAACTTTAAATTCAACCCGACATGACAACGCTGTCATCGTTTGAATACATCCCCTGGCAATATGATTAACTTTTTCATTACTAAAATCTCCCCGTTGTTAGAATTTTACAGTGGTTCGTAAAAATGGCCCGTGATGAATAATATCCCCCTCAAGGAAGCCGAATTTTTTATTTAGGCGAACATCAAAACTACTTGAAGAGGTTGCCCCGTAATGAGCGTTAAATTGATAGCCTGCTTCTGCTTCCAATTGAAGCCAATCACTAAATTTAAATTCATATGATAACCCTGCTTCCATATCTAAACTGTGGTTTGTTGTTTCATATTTTCCATCGGCGGTTTCTTGTCCAAATACTAACCATCGATTAGATTGAAGAGGGTACTCAATATTCTCAAATTTTTCGTGCAATAATTTTCTTTCTCCCTTTTGAAATAATACCGCCCAATTACCGGAAGCAATTACAGAAAGATTGTCTATAAAAAATAGTGGTTGCTTGATTGATAAACCAATACGCGGCCCTGCACCTTCCATCCTGAATCCCGTAATGCTGTTTACGTCATACCAAAATTGAAGAGGCAATTCGCATGTGATAGGGGGGGTAGCACCGGGGAATTCTGTGCATTGATTAGTTTTAATGGCTAATGTGGTTTGAGTATATTTGGCATATCTCAAGCCTGCTTGTGCTCTGAATTCTGTACTCTTCAATTTAAAAGTATAGCCTACTTCAAAATCTATAATATTAGCTCCGAATGTCCCTTCGGCGCGGCTTTCACCGATAATCTTTACTAAATAATTGGAATTGGGAGCATCAAAAAGGCCATATATACTTAATATGTTGGAGTTCATAGGTATATCTGTTTTTTGTTTTTTATCTCTTAATGCGCTATAAAAAACACCCACATCAAAACCCTTTCCAAAGAATACACCACCACCAGTGCGGTAACTGTAAACGTCATTAAATTTTAATTCCTCGACGATACCAAAAGGGTCAACGGAAATAGGGTAATTATCATTGTCAGAGTGTGGGATTGACTGTCTGCCTTCATAGGTGAGATAAAAATTTGGTTCTGCAAAGGCGGGATTTGCAAGCATTAAAATAAACAGTGTTAAAAATATTGATTTTTTCATCATCATTTCTCCTCGATATTGCTAGTGTATAGTAAAATCCATGATAGTGCCTAAAGTATTATACTACAACTTGTCTTTCTTTTGTGAAATTTACCTGTATAATAGAGACGTTGGTCGCTGAATCGTTTACCTATTTACGGGTTCTTGCCCGTAGGTAGGTCTTTACAAACTTTCCTCTTCTAGTCCTGTAGGGTTTTACCCTTTCAGTTTTGAATCTGGGAAGCTTGAAAGAAATTCGCCTTACACGAAATAAACGCATAGTGGCTCCTTTTCTTTTATAAGGCAGGCAAGTCCTGCCGACCTAAGACTTCATTGCCTTGGCCTTAGGCTTTGAAGTCTGGGTCAGAAAAGATTCGCGACCAACGCCCAGTCCTACAATTTCCCCCGTAAAATATAGTCCATTGTTGTATCGCAAAAATCGCAAAGGAAGAATAAAAAATCTAGTGATGGCTTGACCCTTCCTATTTCTACGCCAGATAGATAAGGCTGTGTGAAGCCTGAAAGCTTTGCAAAATCTCTTTGGTTCATATCCCCTCGTAATTTTCTGATTCTTTTTCCAACGTTTTTTTTATTTAAAATAATATCAATAGACACAATTTCCCCTTGACAAGTTGATAAAAGTTGATACTATTAAGTCAAGGTTGAAAATATTTTAAAATTTTCTATTGAAATTAGAATTTTAATTTGTTACGTTACTTTTACCAATCCAGATATAAATATCTTCTTATCCCTTTGCAGAGGGAAAAGAAAGTTCACAATTTAAAAGACCTGTGAAAACCATGAAAATACAAAACCCATAAGAACTCAAGCGGATCATTACTGACCCGCTCAAGTACTACCGCCGCTCTCCTCCCTTTGTTTTCACAGGCAAAAAAAAGAGCGGCGGTAGCTGCAAATTTGTTCCGAGGATAGGGGTGACAGCCCCTCCCTCGGGTGTATTGACCCGTCCAAGGTCATAAAACCGTCTGATTCACGATAGGAGCCTTTTTAATGTCCAATGATGAAAATACAAACGGTACAAAAAAATCTAAATTAAGCGTCAGCCTGAGCCCATATATTAAAGACCTATTAATAATAGACTCAGAAGAAAACTTTCGCCCTACCAGTCAGCACCTAGAATATATCCTGAAAATTTATTTCAATCTCAAAGACAAAGCTAAATTCCAAGACCTTTTAAAGACTATCAAGTGATGACACAAGACGACACACAGCGTCACTTGTCACTAAGGTACGCCAATAGTAACCTTGTGTCAACTAAAAAATACACAGGGCGACTTGAAGCACACAGAAACTTAACGAGGAAATGCCATGAATGAATTATTGACTAAAGAAGAATTCGACAAATTACCACCTATGTTTATCCCAAACCAAAGCGAATCTATAGCTAAGTTAGGGGCAGCCTTATCCAAGGCCCAGGGTGAAATTAAAGGGGTTAAAAAGGAGAATGAGCAACCTCATTTCAACTCTAAATATGCCGATCTGGAATCATGCTGGGAAGCGTGCAGGAAGCCACTGTCCGACAATGGACTGGCTGTTATTCAAACCAACGGAGGCAGCTTGGAAAATCAGTCCATTATCACTACCTTGGTACACTCCTCCGGCGAATGGATGCGCGGGGAATTATACATGCTTCCTGATCGAAAAGGACCACAAGCAATTGGGGCAATTATTACATATGCAAGAAGATATGCGCTTTGTGCAATTGTCGGATTAAGTCCTACAGATGATGACGGATATGGAAGATTAGGATCTGGCAAAGGTGGAAAAGTTACTTCTAATGATGTTCTTGTAAATGAGATACAAATTGAGTATGCCGAAAAACATTGCGAATTAAATGACGGGGAAATTATTGAAAAATTAATGTGGTTATACAGCAAGTCGGAAATAAAAGATTTAACAGTTTCTGAACTCAAGGCATGGGCTGAAGAAGATGGATGGGGGAAAAAGAATAAAGAAGAAGAATGATGTCCCATATTAATTGGGCGATTGGTGGAAAACTTTCCCCCCAGAATACCCAACAATAAAACAATAGCTTAGGAGGTATTTGGAAATGCGAAAACATAAGGACATGAAAGCCAATTTAGTAATGCAAATTCAATGCGTGACAGGTGAATTAGCCTTGATAGCAAAGGGATTAAAGGAACTTGACCTGGATGATGACAAAGCGGTTAAGGAGCTTAATTACCTTGGTGATTGCCTTGAATGCAGGTCGGCTGATACGGATAAGCTTATGGATACGCTCTATGAGTTTGCCAAAGAAGTTGAGGAAGCACAACCACATTTTGACCCTGATGCCATGACATCTATGCAGGAAAATCAATCACTGGGATTTTAAAATATGCAGTATTTCAGGGTCAGGAATTTAGAAAAATACCAGCATTATAAAGACAGAAATCCGACCTGGATAAAGCTATATGCTTCCATTTTAACCGACGTTGAATTCAACTCAATGAAGCGTGGAGATCAACTGGATTTTATCAAATTAATTTTGCTCGCTTCCCAGAATGGTAACCAACTTGTGTACCAAAGTGGGACCATAGCGGGACACATTTGTGCTCCAAAACGTTTCAAGTTGGTTACCTTCTTGGATAATGGTCTTATTGAAATCATTGATGATACAAAGAAATCTGCTAGCAAAATGATAGCACCTATAAATATAAAGAATATAAACAATATAAACAATATAAATCAAAAAGATAAAAGACTTTCAGCAGATTCGCAAAAACCCGAATCAACTGCACCTGTAAAATTCGATCAAAAAAAGCATTTTGAAACTGCCTGGGCGGAATATCCTAGAAAGTTAGGCAAGAAGGCCGCTTGGAACCATTACCGGGCCAGCGTCAAGGCCAGTGTTGATCACAGTTTGGTAATGCTGGCTATTGTGAATTACCGGGTATATGCCGACGCTATGGGCTATGACTACCAGCATGGTTCGACCTGGTTTAACAACTGGCAAGACCATATCAACCCGCATGATATCAAGGCCAAGGATCCGCCAAAGACCACGTTTGAGAAGGAGCGTGACGTTATCGACGATTGGGCTAAAACCCGCAATGGCAATAACTTAGGAGGCATTTTTAATGTTGACACAGAACCAATTTCAGCAGGGGATTAAGATTTTCCGGTCATGCGGTGGTCCCAAGCTTGATACGCAGACCATAGAAATTTGGTTTCGCATGCTGGCTAGGTTGGAACCTCCGGACTTCGAGGGCGCAATTATGGCGCTTTGCGAGGAGGTGACAGAAATGGGATCGATCAACTTTGTCGCTGAGATTAAACAACGGGCAAGGATATTGGCAGAACGCCGGAAACGAATGCAGGCCGGTAGTTCAGACAATTTGCTGGAGGGTGGTGGTGAATATATCGCTAAGGAAATGGTTACTGACTTTTTGAAGAAATTCAACCTAAAGGCCGTATGAAGACATATTTCAAGGATGAAAATATCACGCTTTATAATTGCGATGTCATGGACGGATTGAAGCTACTTGAGCCTGAATCTGTGCAATGCGTTGTTACCAGTCCCCCTTATTGGGGCTTGCGTGATTACGGTACAGCCCAATGGGAAGGGGGAGAAATTAACTGCGATCATTCAACCGCTAGAAGTAGGGGGGATGATATTAAGTTAACCGATAAACAGGGGACATCGGCAGGCAGTCGTCCTAATATTCAAATCCAATGTAAATGTGGTGCTAAACGAATTGACAAACAATTTGGCTTGGAAAAAACCCCTGAAGAATATGTTGAAAAGATGGTTTTAATATTCAGGGAAATTAAAAGGGTTTTGAAGGATGACGGAATAATTTGGGTGAATATGGGTGACTCATATTACAACTATCGGCCGGGTGCAAGGACATCACAGGAAAAACAATCATTGGCAAAACACAATGGTGCGGTTGTGGAAGAAAGCGCTAAACGAAAAACCAAGCTTAATGGTTTAAAAGAAAAAGATTTGATGGGCATGCCTTGGATGGTTGCCTTTGCGCTTAGATCCGATGGCTGGTATTTACGATCTGAAATCATATGGCATAAATTAAATCCGATGCCTGAATCGGTAACAGATCGCCCGACTAAATCCCATGAGCAAATATTTTTACTCAGCAAATCACAGAAATATTTTTATGATGCTGATGCGATACGGGAGCCTGTGAGCCCTAATACTCATTTGAGATTATCGCAAGATGAGGAAAAAAAAATTGCATCGCAAAGGGCTAAATATAAAACACCTGATGGTTGGGATACCTCAAGAGGGAATGGTGGCCACGGAAGTTTTCATAAACAAGGGCGTGAGCAAGGGAAGATTAATAATAAAAATTTTGATCCAGGAAAAGGTAATAAATATAATTTAAGCTTTGATAGTGCAGTTTGCCTTCCTGTAGAAAATAGAAACAAACGCACCGTCTGGAGCATAGCCACCGCACCTTACAAGGACGCCCATTTCGCAACCTTTCCACCCAAGCTTATAGAACCCTGCATCCTTGCCGGATCGGCGCCAGGAGATACCATTCTGGATCCATTTTGGGGGTCTGGTACGACAGGCCAGGTTGCAAGGGATCATGGCCGCAATGTTATCGGGATAGAGTTGAACCCGGATTATTGCGAGATGTCATTGAAGCGGTTCAAGCAAAAAGTTCTACAATTTTAATTAGCAAAACTGAAATTAACTATTGACATCCTCCTATAATTATTGCAATATATTCTCAGGTTAGGGAATATTAACAATAACTAAATGCAAAGTGCTGTCCTCATTAAAGATTTGAGGATGCCTTTACAGTGCGAGGAGATAATCATGGTATCAAAAAGGCAGTTAAAAACAAAAAGAGGTAGTGGCTATGGAGTCATAGGACATCCTGGTGATCGCATCAGGATGTGGCGAAAGTCTAAAATTGTAGATGGCAAGACAATGAGGGCTGGGCAATTAGCAAAGTTGCTCCATATTTCGCAGGGCTCTTTATCAGATATTGAGAATAATAATTCTTTCCCATCGGCAGATACTGTTGCATGTTTTTATCGATGGGCACATCTTAACCCTGCATGGTTGTTGATGGGCAAAGGCCCAATGGTTGCGATGCCGGATGATGACAAGGAATTACTGGGGTCGGATCCTGTTTTAAATAACCTGGTTGAGCGTGTCATCCAAATTTATAAAGATGGGAGTGATGCTCAAAAGGCTAAATTATCCGGCTATGTGAGCGGGATGGAGAGTACGCAATGAAATGCCCTGAGTGTGGGAACATAGCCAAGCGCCCTGATGGATCAATGATAGTTGATTCAAGATTGACTCATGGCGACACGGTTAGATGGAGACGCCGAAAATGTCCTTTTTGTGGGGATAGATATACTACGAAAGAAACAATCGAGGAGAAAAAAGAATGGATACCGGAAGAGGTTTTATCTGTGAAGGCTTCATAACCATACCAGAATTTGATCTAACTTTGACATGCAATAAAAGAGCAATAAAGGATTGCTTTTGTGAGCTACATCACCCTGATAAGAAGTCTTTGAAAGAAGAGTTAGACACCAGAGAACAACTGTATAGTAAAGCTATTATCCTGATTAGAAACATTGCTAAAGGTGAGGTTGACAACGTTGAAGAATGGTGTCAACGATTTATTAAAGAAGTTATCGAGGAGAATTAGAATGCCAATCAAGCTAGAGATGTTTCAAGACCACGATATTGGAGTTTTGCAAGGTAGAGTGAATGGATGGATTTCCCAGCAACCCAAGGGAACAGTGATAAAACATACAGAAATGTCGGCATCGCAACTTGTGAATGATCCAGCGATAACAATATGTATTTGGTATCACATGGAAGAGGTGAAACCATGACCGAATTGCCTTTTATCAATAGCACTGCAAACCCTTCCTTGTGTCAGGGTAGAATAACAAAATCATTAAAAAAATTTGGCATTTCAAGGATACGATTTGATGATGATTTCGAGAGCGGAATTTTAAAATTAGATTTCATCTACCAAAAGATGCCGATTTCTATTCCAATTAATTATTTTGAATTGGGAAGAATATTTATAAAATCCAAAACTTATCCAAATAAAGAAAAATTAAGGAAAACCGCATACAAAGCGGCTAACAGTATTTTAGATAGTTATGTTAAGTCAATGCTTTTGATAATTCAGTCAGGGGCTTTCACTTTTGAGGAAGTCTTTTTGCCCTATTTTATGATCGATAATAATACTACCGTTAAGGATCATATTATCCCTAAATTGGAACAAATCACATCTGGCCAATTTTTAATTCCTGAAAAATTAGTGCAATTAAATGAGAAATAACAAAGAACATAATCAGCAAGTAATGGTTTTCAATTGGAGGGATTTAAACGCCCATCTTTACCCATGCCTCAAATATATGTACGCGATACCGAATGCAGGGCAACGGCATCCGGCGGTAGGGGCAAAGATGAAGGCTGAAGGGCTCAAACCAGGGATGCTTGATTTTTGTTTGCCTTGGCCTAAAGAAGATTTACAATTTAAGAATTTTTGCGTCAGAGAATTATATGACATATGCGGCTTGTACATCGAAATGAAGACACCACCTAAACAGCCTAGCAAGATATCAACTGAGCAAAAAGATTGCCTTAAATACCTTATTTCGGTTGGCTATGAGGCTCATGTAGCATGGTCAGCGGATGAAGCGATAGAAATCATTAAAAACTATATCAACCCTGATGAAACAAGGTGGGTTGACTTTCAATAACAATAACGACGAGGAGAAAATAAATTATGGATAATGTTAATGAAAGTGAATTTGGCAAGATAAATAAATTGGTTTTTGTGGAAACGAGATTAATTAACTCTCTAATAGTTGCTGATATTTATAAAAGTCATACGGATCATTATAAGGATAAATATTTTGTTCGTTGTCCAATTTTAGACATAACTACCTCAGGTGATAGTATCGAAAGAATACTATCTAATATACAACAAGTCATAACAAATAAACAATTTTCACGTGAATTCGATCGCGATTGGAAAATAGGGAAATACATCCAAGGTTCAGAAATCAAATGTTTTTCAAAAGAAACACTAGCAAAAATGGGTTGATTACTATGTTAAAGAAAAAGCCCCAAATGACCTTGACGGCCAATGAGGCTTTTCCACAAACTAACGAGGAGAACATTGCAACATCCAATCCATATTGCAACATCAGTCTAAATGGTATGGATAATTTGTTGATATGTCAAATGATAATTGACAAAAGGAGGACGATGGTATGAGATATAAGCAAGGGTATCATTATCAGACAGTAGAAGAATTTAAAGTCCTTTTAGCCGGATGCCCTGATATCCATCAAAGTTATTTCAAGAATGGCATATGGGCAATTAATAAATATGTCTCCATTGAACATGGGGGGGATGGTCTATATTGGCTATATATAGCCAGTGGATATGCATGGGATGGGGCAACTGGGGCTGTAGATACAGATAATTTTATGGTTCCGTCAATGGTGCATGATGCTATATTAGAGCTAATCGGTTCAGGGTGGTTGCTCTATGGTCCTTGGAAACCTTGGATTGATAAATTTTTAATTAAATTATGCAAGGATCGGGGAATGAACTGGGTTAGAAGACAACGGGTATATTGGGCTGTCAGGTTACTTGGAAACCCAAAGGGCAGTTTACCAAAAGAAATAATTGAAGTCATATGACCACAGAAATTGAAAGAACAAAACCCGTCGATGTAACGAGGTTCAATCCGCGTGATAGCCTTTTTGTTAGAGGCAGTGAAGTCATTGACGGTAGTATTCGTTTTGCAATTGATGAAGACGACCCTCTCCCGCAAGAAACCCATATAGAACTTTTAACACTTGACCCGATTAGCGGCGAAATAATCCACAACGATACAGGGTTAAGGGTTGCATCAGCATCGCTCTCCTTGGGCCATGATTTAAGAGTGGGTGCGGCTGGTGGATTTATAGAAACTTTCAACGTTTCTGAAATCGACGACCATATTAAATCCCTTTTACCTCACATTCAATTTGATCAGTTGGGCACTACAGGACCTGCGCATATGCCTATCCTTGACAAAAGGGAAAATTTTATAATTTTTCCTGGTCCCGCGACTGGTGAAATTATCGCATCAACCATTGGTTTTACTTTCTCCGCTGCCAGCACGAAGCTTTTACATGCTTCCACCCATACGACAGGATCAGTAGGTGCAACCAATCAAATCAGGGTGAGCTATTACAAAGGGACAGATAATACAGGTTCCCTCCTGAACCGGATTAATATCCCTTCCAGTGTGATGCCAGCGAACACGACATTTACCATTACATATGAGGATGACTTTGGTTTTGAAAATATCGAGACTGTATTTGTCGAGTTTGTCAGTTCAAATAATATTTCAATGGCAACCAATATCAGCGGCGATATTATCACCACGCAAAATGGTCATACTCTTGATGAGCTTGACATGATTCTGGATGAACTTGTTTTAGCCAACGATTTATCTTTAACCTTTGACAATAACCTTGGCTTTGTCGTCAACAACAGGTTTCCATAATGCCCAACAAATTCCATAAAGATATGGTGTTGGACGACAACCACGCTGTAATTTCACGGTTATATGTTGATATAGCCGCACGCGATGCGGATAGTCTTTTTCATTCAAATATTTTAAACGTCAATAAAACGGTTCGGGTCGATAGCCCTCTCGCCTATTATATTTTAGTCAATATAACACCCACTTGGGAAAGTATCGGAAGCAGTCTAAACGATTCCTTCCTTGAATTGATCGACGTTGACCCGACAACATACGCACTCCAAGGCGGTAAAGTTGTTCAGGTTAATGCCGTTCCCGATGGTTTGGAATTTGGACAGATTCTAACTCCAGCAGGGACTCCTCTGTTTGCGGCTTTAACTGTTGATACCGATACCTTAATAGTTGATTCAGCTTTATCAAGGGTTGCAATAGGAAATACAGCAAACCCACTCACCGATTTAACAATTTTTCAGGGAGCCAACAGTAATAAAGGATTGACATTATCAGGCCAGGGAGTACAGGGGAACTTAACCAATCAGGGTGTTTCCGTTTATAACGGAGTCAATGCAACCTCAGACCAACAATTATGGATTTCAAACTATGCGACGCAAGGGCAAAATTCAGCAACCGCTGTTAGGATTATTGTTGATATTGATGTCCCCATTATCAGTGCTGTGGGTGCCAACGGGTTAAATAGACGGAGCATACAACTTGGGGATGATACAACGGGAAGTGTCGGGATTGGTGAATTTCCATTACAAGCTAATATTGAATCAAAACTGCATATAAAGACAGGCACACTCAGCAATATAGGTTTAATCATTCAAGGCGTTGCCAGTCAAACAGCCGATTTATTTCAAATAAAAGATAGTGGTGGTTCAGTTCAGATAAAAATGGACCCATTGGGATCGTTATCGATGGATTCAACTGTAGGTGTTTTTAGATTAAACCGATTAACGGAAGCTGAAAGGGACGCGTTAACGCCATTAGAGGGAATGTCTATTTTCAATACCGACAGCCTTCAAGAAGAGGTTTATAACGGCACGATATGGGTTGGTCAAAAAGCAAATGATTCGTTTCTTGAATTAACAGATACGCCTGTAAGTTATACGGGGGTTGGCCTATCTGTTGAAATTAACGGTAGTAATGATGGACTTGTATTTGGTCAAAATCTAACGACAACAGGAACCCCCACTTTCGCGTCCGCGATGATTACGGGGAATTTAAGTGCCGGATCAGGGACCATAACAGGGGATTTGACTGTTGACACGACTACCCTTGTGGTGGATTCGACAAATAACAGAGTGGGTATAGGGATTGCCGTTCCTGTTGCAAAGCTTCATGTCAATACTGAATTAATTGCTGATGTCGGTTTAGTAGTACAGGGCATCATAGGTCAAACAGGTGACATATTACAGCTTAAAAATGGTGCTGGTCTTGCCGTAACAAGGTTTCACGCAAACAATGATTTTACTTTATTGGGTGCGTTTCGAGATACGGCTGACTCGCCTGGAACAATGGGTCAAGTTCTTTCGTCTTTAGTGACAGGAACAGAGTGGGTTGATAACGCGGTAGGTAATGTTGTCGGCCCCGTTACCGCAACGGATGAAGCCATTGCACGATTCAATCTCGCCACGGGGGACTTGATACAAAATAGCACGGTATTGATAGATGATATCGGCACGATGACCATACCTGTCGGGGCTGGTTTGAGTGTCGATAGCCCGACCCTTGTTGTGGACGCTACAAACAACAGAGTCGGCATAGGAATCGCTTCGCCAACTGTTACTTTGGATATTGTCGGTAATGCACTTATAACTGGTTCCGCAACTATCACGGGTGATTTAACAGTCGATACAAATACTTTGAATGTCCATGCTACTGAAAGTCTAGTTGGTATTGGGAGCACAACCACGCCTTTAACTGACTTAACAATTTATCAAAAGGCAGGGAACACAAAAGGGATTTCGTTCTCAGGTATAGATGTTTTTGGTTTTCAAACGGCTGATGGTATCTCTATTTATAATGGAGTCAACGCTGTAAATAATATGCAGTTATTTATGGCTACCCAAAGTGATCAAGGATCAAATACGTCAACCGCCCTAAGAATTATTGTTGGCAATGATGTTCCCGTTATAAGTGCTGTTAGGCCTGACGGTATAGGCCGCAAAAAAATTCAATTCGGAGATGACACGGGCGGTGATGTTGGGATAGGCGGTTTTGCATTACAGGCAGATATCAAAGCAAAATTTCATATCAAGGCAGGTTTACCCACCAAGGTAGGATTGATAGTTGAAGGCGACCCAAGCCAAACGGCTGATTTAGTACAAATAAAAAATAGTAGTGAAGCGGTTGTATTAAAGATAGAAGATTCTGGGTTGACAGAAATTAGCACCACTGTGGGCGCAAGTACTTTCATAATGAATACAGCCGTTGTTGATGCCAGCTTATATTTAGATTTTACCAATCAGGCAGGCGCAAGGGCAATATTTGGATGTGATGGAAACGGATTATCAGGCGTAGGCCAAGTGGAAGATGTGACGGTAGCTAATTTTAATGGAAGTGCTGGTGCATTGAATTTTTTCACGGCTGGAACTTTGCGCGGACGTTTTTTATTCAATGGTGATTTTGAAGTCGATATTAATACATTTTTTGTGGATGCTGGCCTTAACCGTGTTGGGCTGGTTACAGCTACGCCTAATTCAACCTTGCAGGTAAATGGAACCGTTTCAGTAAAAAGAACCGCGATCACAACCAGCTTCACAGGGGATTTTGAAGTAATTTGGGGAGTAACCACAATCCCTGGTGGTGGTTTAACATTATCCATTCAAACGGAAGATATTGTAACGGGTCGTTTATTTATTCTTAAAGATGAATCAGGAACGGCAAGCCCGACAGACCCAATAATAATAGACACCCAAGCGTCGGAAATGATTGACGGTTTAGCTAGTGTGAGTATAGAAATTCCCTATGGTGTGGTCCGTCTTTACAGTGACGGGTCAGACCTTTTTTCATGGTAAATATATGCACCGTAAAGGCTTCATTAATTTATTAAGGAGTTCGGCACTTTGAGTGATATCAATACAAATTTAGTGAGTCGGCCTGCGCTGGCTCGTGATATACAAACCAAAGTCATTTTTTCAATGGATGATTTCCCGGTGCCTTCTGGTGGCATTATTACGCTTGAAACAAGTTTCCAATATCTAATAAGTGCAAACCTAACTACATCGGATAGATTTGAATTGCCAGCGGGAAGTCAAATTGCAATCCGTGGTGTTTTCGGTTTCGGGGCAGGAATTGAATTTACAGGGATGGGTACTCTCTTTTCTTCTGCGGGTCGTGTCAATAGATTCCATATAGATCAAATGGGAATGTCGGCGACAATGGCAGGGGCAACTTTGGTTAATGTTCAAGGGGATTTTTCACAACTTAGCGACTGTCTGCTTAAAAGAATAAACTGGATAACAACGGGAGGTGGTGGTTTCGGAAACATTCAAGATTTCGGAATATTTATAGCCGAGAATATGTCAGTCGCTGGAATTGTTACTCAAGGGGTAGACATTTCCAATTGCAGTATTGTGAGTTATGCGGGTGCAGGTTTTTTTGGTTTAGGTTTTGGGAGTGCAGACCTATTTGCAGTCAGAGGGCTAGGAACTAATGTGGTTTCATTCACTGAAAATCTTGCCCAGCCGTTAGGTGCGGAAGCGACATTTTTCATCTCTCCAGATATAAGCCCAATTGCTCAAGTCAATATCACAAGAACATTTAATTTAGGCAATGGAGCATATTTCAGAGAGAAAAGTTTTGGACAATTTCAGTCAATTGCAAATAACACCGTAGTAAAAGCAGATTGCAATAGTGTCCTAGATTCTGGTGGTCTTGCACGTTTCGGATTTGCTGGCGGCCCCGATCTTTCTGTTGGCGACCAAGTTACTAACGCGGGCTTTGGGTTTACTCAATATAACGGTGTTTTTATAATCTCATCTATTAGTATTAATTTTCAAACGGTTGAAAGTTTACTCGGCGTTCCTTTGGCATATGCGGGAACGGATGAGACAACATTCGGAACCGTGACTAGGCAGTATCGAGTTTTTACCACAGACGATACAACGGGCATCGTTTTGGGCGAAGGTATTCAAATTAAAAATACTCTGCAAAATAATGGATCATTTTCTGTAAGAAACTTTTTGGCGGCAGAGTTTGGCATGGACGGAAATTTTTCCGTTCCCGCTACTTTTACCATAGATGAGGCTGGCGATTATGATACGGGATCAATTGATGAAACTGATCCCAGGATGCAATTATTTGACAATGGAGCGCAAAAAGACAGTAAGGAAATAGCTTTAGGTAATGTAAATGGAAATACGACAGCATCGACTATATCAGACGGGGTTTATGCCACTATTAATACGGGTGTATTTATTGAGGGCCTTGTCACTGAAAGATTTACCCTGATTTCTGCCAATGCTGGAATATTTAGATATGACGGAGCCAATCCATTTGAGGGGTTTATAACTGGTTCTTTAGCGGCGACCAAAGCAGGATCAGTAGAAAATTATAGGTTTGCAATGTCATTGAATGGAGGGATACCTCTTTTTAATGCAATTGCATCAACAGCTATCACAAGCGTTATCACTTCACCGCTTAATATTGGCAATGCCAGGTTTGTACATGCAGGGACAACCCCCCCTGTAGGTTCATTTGTAACCTTGAGCGCGTTTGACGTTGTCCGAAAATATAATATAAAAGGACTTGTTATTTTTTCTGACGCGACAAATTTTGAAATTGACGGACTACTATTTAGTGCAACTGATACAGGTAATTATATAGCCGCCAGGGCAAATTTTATTCCTATGGAAGTAAAAACCACAAAGGTGGTTGTCCCGTTGCTTTTTTCCGCTAAATTTCAACCAGGAAACACGATACAAGTAATGTGTGCAGGTGATGGAACCGCAAACGATCCAACAATTGTTGATTTAACTTTGGGAGTATTTTAATGACAGAAAAAGAAGCGTTAAAACTATTGGTCGATATTTGTATGTCTGTAATGGGACAGCTTACAGAAGAAGTGCAAGAGAAAGTTATTGAGGCTAGGAAATGTTTGAAAGCAATTTTACCAGAAGAGGAAGTAAAGAAAAGTGAGTGATTATAATTTATGGAAAAATGATATTAAAAATCGTTTCCCTACTGGCCTCATTGATGAAAATGCCATAGGTGATGGATATGAAACAAATATCATAATCGGACAAACGACCACTACAAGTTCATGGAGGATGTCTTTATGGGATGCTTATCAGGATTTAAGGGATAAATTATTGGACGGTGAAGTTTCCATTTTGCCAAAATCCACAACCGCCCAAAGGAATGCCCTGACTGGCATTGCAGACGGGACTGAATTATTAAATATTGATACGCAACGGGCCGAAGTTTGTTTTAATGCTGGTTGGATCAGCGCGGGTGGTAGTTCATCAGGGTCGGCTGTTGCGTTTGGGGCGATGTATGAAGATGACGCGGGGGGATCTTCCATAGTTGACGCAAGCATTTACAAAGGATGGATAAGCGCAATAGCAGGGAAGTTTGATTCGCAGGGGATAGCCAGCTTTGCTAATAATGCTTCGGGCGATAGAATAGTTATTGGTGCTCAGGGAAAGGGAATTTATATTGTTGCCTTTCATATCAGCATTACAAACTCAGGCGGAAATTTAACCACTGCGGCTATCCATATCAATGGAGTTGAGCAGGTGAGCGTTAAGATGTCATTGACCGGAGACAGTGCAAAAGCTGTTCATCTTGCATCTGATGGCCCCTTGCAACTTAACGCAAATGATTATGTTGATCTAAGAATGAAATCTTCTCAATTGGACATACTTACTATTTATCAATGCAATGTGAATGTTGATAGGATAGAAACATGAAAAAACTAATTATAGCAGTAATATTATTGATGATGCTCCAAGGTTGTTTGGGTTTTACGATAGCCAGTACAATTATTGGAACTGGATGGGGAGTTCATCAAAATAATGAGATCAAAGAGAATAAAGATCGATTGGATGAATTTGAAGTTCAAAGAATCTCAGATCAAATAGATGAGGATTATATTAATGGCCGGTCCTGAACGTAATGTTCCTTATATTTTTGATGTCGCCTTGATCGATTCTCTCACAGGAGATTTTAAGATTGATCCAACGATAGTCTCAGGTGATTTCAAGGTAGCCAAGGAGAGCGGTAGTTTTGTTAATCTGGCAACGTTGCCAGTCATTTCACCCATTGGTACGTCAAACTTAAAGGTCAGTCTATCTGCTACTGAGATGGACGCAGACAGGTTGGTTGTCGAGGCATTGGATGTGGTTGGTGAAGAGTGGGATGGTATGAGAAGTCGAATAGAAACAGAGGCAACTCCTGGTGGGACTTCAAAGATATTGGATATACTGGAAGGTGATCATATTGAGGATTCTAAACGGGTCATTATCAATAAAAAGAATACCAGCATACCTGTGCTGGATAAAAAAATAGTAGGGAGTCTACTAAAAAGCAATGTTACAATTAGGACGCTTGAACAACCATAATGAGGAGCAACGAGAATGCGAAATATAAGATGGCCATCGACTAAAAAAGAATACTGGCAAGCAATTAAGGATTTTATATTTTGGCACCCAATTAATAAAATTAAGATTTTTTATCTTTCCAGATTTAATAAAGAATATATGGCAATGGATAAGGAAAGGCGTTCGTGGATAATATCAGGAGACGCGGCTTTCAACAAAAAGGTAGATAGAAAGTTATCAAAAATTATAGAGGAATTAAAATAGAATGTACCAATTAATGTATTTACATTGGGGATTGATTGACAAGATTATAAAACTTGCTGGATTCACTTTAGCCCGAGACAATACCAAGGGGTTGAGGCGGTCATCCGGTAATCGATAAGGAGTAGGATCATGGGTTTTGACACAAGGCAGGGGCAAGTAAGCGGTCGCGTTACTGAAAAATGGGATGCGGCTGATATTGCGGTTGATACTGATTGGTTTACTGATGATATTGTTCCGTTTATCCCCGCAAGGAGCGGAGAAGCCTTGAAAGATGCTTCCACAGTAGTCAAGCACACTTTGGAGATAGTTGTGCCTACCGCAACCATTATAAATATTCAAAAGAAATTCAATGGCATCACGAAAGAAATAATTTTAAATGGTGGAGCTGAATTGGGTATCAATATAGGTTTTCAATTCGATTTAATATTGCAGAAGGGGATGACATATAACATCCAACACAAAACAGGGACGCAGAATCCCGCTGTCATCATTACCGAATCTTACAATACGGATATCTAATGGTAAATATAGCAGGTTATCCAAGCGCAGTAATACAAGGTTTCCCAGGCAAAAGCGGAAGGATTCAGGGTCTAGGCGGTTTTGTCCCTTCCGACCTTGCGGGTCTTGAGGCTTGGTTTGATGCGGGTCAAGGAATAATATTAAATGGTGTTGTTTCGGAATGGCAGGACCAAAGCGGGAACGGAAATCATTTGATTCAATTAACGCCAGCCAACGGCCCTTCATTTAATCCCGGACCTTTACCGTCAGTGCAATTTGACGGCGTTAACGACAATATGGCAACAGCCGCCTTTGCCGCACCATTGAGTCAACCCAATACAATTTTTCTAGTTTACGCAAGAACGACGGGAGCTATAAGTGGTGAAGTAGTTTATGCAGGTATAAATCTTGGTTCCAGGAATCAATTTACATTAACTGGCCTGCCACCAGGCGCGTCAAATCTCTTTGCAGGCACTCTAAGGTCTGGAACAAATTCATCAGGAATTGTAAACGAAACTAAAATCAGCACTGTCGTTTTCAATGAAGCTAATAGTAAATCATTTTTTGAAGGTGTTCCCGATACTTTAGCCGCAGGAACGATAGGCACTCAAGCGTTGACTGGTTTCAATCTAGGAGCAAGGCCGGATTTAACCAACTTTGCACATATATTAGTACAGGAAGCGATTGTTTATGATAGGGAAATTACAAATATAGAAAAAAATCAAGTGGGAAATTATTTAGCTAATAAATGGGGATTAACCTGGACGGATATATTTGATCCGTCTAATATTAACGGTCTTACAGCTTGGTACGATGGGCGCAGTGGAATAATTTTGAATGGTGCGGATGTTTCCCAATGGGATGATCGAAGTGGCAATGGAAATAACTTGTTGCAAGCTACAGCATCAAAACAACCCTTTTTTGATAATGCTGGTGCTGATCCATTTGTGTTGTTTGACGGTATTACAGAACTGTTGCAATTGTCAGCTTTTGGTAGTGGGGATCAACCGCAACCGAATACTTTTGTGATCGCTGTAAGGGTTGTGGTAAATACGATAAACGATATCATTTTTGATAGTGCAGTCAGTGGGAAAAGGCATTTTATCGATTTAGCGGGAGGGGGGCAAGCAAGATTATTTGCGGGAAGTGCATCAATTTCAGGGGATACAAATCTTTCCACCACAAAACATATTATTGCGGTGGTCGTTGATGGTGTAAATTCGCAAATGTATATTGATGGTGGATTAGATGAAATTCTTGGTGAACCAACGCCAGGGTCTAATGTTCTGGCGGGTTTTAGTCTGGGGGCAAAATTCAATGAAACGGACCACTCCAATTTAGAATCATATGGAATAACTATTTATAACAGGGCACTTTCAATTCAAGAGTTAAACCAAGTTGGGAATTTTTTCAAAAACTCATTAACTGGATTTTCCTGGACCGACATATGAGAATCAATACAATATTAGGCAACACCAACAAGAATAACCCTAATTCGACCGTAATAGGGGGAAACAGCCTGCCAAAAGAAAGGACAGGCATTGACATCAAGTTGAGTTCAAGAGTCGCTAAATCGGACGTTAAGAGGCTCAGAATGCGTAGTAATGTAATCAAACCTATCGGGGGGAGTGTAACGCCATGAATGATTATGATTTATTGGGACAATTAGGAGGATCAGCCGCAAGACAATGGCCATATGAGGAATCCAGAAAGCTGCAAGCCGAGGCTGCCGCCAGACAGGCTGAATTTATGCAGGCATATGCATCGAGAAATGAGAAGGCTGAGCCTGAAAGCGAAATAACCATTACTGAAATACCGATCCCAGATGTTGTTCATCAGTTGGATAGGTATTATAAAAGTCAAGTCCCACTGCTTAATGAGAAAAACCCATGACAAATAAATTAGTCATAATCCAGAAAGGCGAGTCATTGCCATTCAAGTTTGACCGTGGCGGGGCTGTTATCACTGATTGGGTGTGCGTTATCAAGGTAAAACAGAAGCCTGGCGACACACCGATAATTGACAGGGTAATCCCACCAGACCAGAATGAGCGATCCTGGAGTGACTTTTTGAAGATGTCAGAGACTAATTTATTGGTTGAGGGTTTGTGGTACATCACGGGGATCCTGACCAATATGGTTAACGACGAGCAGGAAGAGATACCGGTGAGGTTTCAGGTAACTAAAACGTGGTCAGTACCATAAGGAGAAAGACGATGAGACATTTTTGGGAAGAGTGGCACAGGAAAAAGGTAAAAAAGGATAAAAATGTACCAGATAAGTTGGAGCCTGCTGATCCAGACATTATTAAAAGTATTCAAACAGCCAATTATTCAGTGTTTACCATGAGGGTTACGAACAGCGACCATATTATGGACACTGTGATGTTGAGCCATAATTAAGGAGCCAATATGCCACTAATAAAGCCCCGTAAAGGTGCATCGAAGAAAGTCAAGCGCAACGCCGCGTCTGTTAATATAGCGAGCGAGATACGTTCCGGCGTTAAGCGATCCCAGGCAATTGCTATTGGACTAAGTGTAGCTGGTTTGGGAAGGAAGAAGGGGAAGGGCAAGAAAAAGCGTAGTGCCTGATAAGGTAAAATAACCAATAAACCTTAGATATAGGAGCAATTTGGCGATGAATTACTCACATATGAACAATCCTGGCGAATTCAAATACACCCCGAACGATTTAACCTCCCTCGATCGAGTCACGATCAAAGACGCTGACGGTAATATCAAGGAAGTTGTCCATGCCAAGCGGCTTGAAGAAGTCCACACCTACAACATAAAAAGAGAATACGGGCAGGACATATGCCGTGAGTGTGACAAATTATTCACACTGTATAAAAAAGTGCAATATACTTGTAGTGAGTGTATACAAAAGCGTAAAACTATTGGATTATCATTGAGGAGGTCATAGCATTTAACATTATATTTATTTTAGTGGGTATGGTATTATTTGTTTGTAACGAAATGTTTAACAACCGAGGAGTATAATAATGTTTGATGAAATAATCTTTCTTTGCGTGATTGTATTTATTTGTTTTTGTCTTTGGGTGGTTATCGAGGCAGTAATACAATATGAAAATTCCTTTAAGCCTGCATGGACCGTGATTAAACCTAAACGTTATAAAATGCTTCATTCTCATAATTTATATTATTTATGGCGATATGGGGGGAATGAACTAAACAATAAATCATATCTTATTTGTGAGAATTTAGAACCATGACCAATAAAGTAGGCAGACCATTAAAATACACCGACCCTCAAGATATGCAGGAGGATATTGACAGGTATTTCTGGGATTGCTATGAGAACAGGATGAAGGCTAAACAGGATAGACAAGCCCCTCATTTAGCCGACTATACTACCAAACCTTATGATAGTGACTTCTTTAAAACCACTGAAAACTTACACCCTACCGTTGCAGGACTAGGCAGAGCTATTGGTATGTCCAGATGGACAATTATGAGATATGAACAAACAGACGAATTTTGCACCATCATTCAGGAAGCCAAGGAATGGATAGAGGACTATAATGAACAGTCAATGCATGGGCCTAATGCCAATGGAGTTAAGTTCATATTAACCAATGGCTTTAATTGGAAGGACAAGAGCGAAAGGGAATTATCAGGACCAGGAGGTTCACCATTACAGACAAGCTTTAGAGTTGAGTTTGTTGATGCACCTAAACGTATCGAGGAGAATAATGATGACAAAGATCAAGAACCATTGCGAGAAGCATGAGGAGTACAACTTAAGAGTAAATAGCAGTTGTCATAGACATATAGAAATACATCCCCATTGCCCTGAATGTGATAAGTATAGGATTAAATACATCCACTGCCCAGACTGCCAGCGTGCCCTTGCTGAGTTATGGGCTGATAGGTGGGGGTGGGTTGAAGGAGGCAATTTTTGGTACGATGGGAATACATCCTTGTACGTTGCTGACTTACATTATACCAGGGCCAGAGCATGTCTCACAGATAAAGCCATCTCCCTAGAAGGAGCCTACAAATCATGGGAATGGGCTGAGGAGCAGGGTGGAAGCATAGCCATAGATGATGGTCGTGTCCGTTTCACTCCATATTTAGCTGAATTCGGGAATACAAGCTATGAGATATCAAAATACGGCAAAGCAACAGCCATTATATTAGCCGCAAGCGAGGTAGAGGCAAAAATCAAGTAACTGATTCTATTAACCAGAATGCCCGTCGCTCATCGGCGGGATAACTCGAGGAGGAGAATGATGGGTAAACCAGAAAAGAAACTAGCCCATGTAATCACTGAGGGTGTGGTTGAAGAAATTTCCAATTATTTTAAGTGGGATAGCATGTCTGGAGAATTTCAAAAGGTTTTTCGCAAGGATTGCAGGACAACTATTAGAAAAATATTAGAGGCTAACGATGCCGACGGGGAGCAATCACCATGACCTTTAACAAAGACAAGGCCCATTTAGTAGGCAATCTACCACCTTCAAGCAAGCCCTGGACATTGATGGATTATGATGGTGGGACGTTCTTTATTAATGAGGAGCATCCACCGATGATTATCAACCAACACAATAAGTTGGAAGCGTTGAAGTTGAAGGATGAACCAAAGACTGTAATGATTCTTGCTGAAGATAAGACAAATACAATTATTCCAAGTTTAATCAGGAGCAGACAATGGCGTGATCTTAATAAACGGACAATGGATGAATGCCTTGATGGCACAGAGGAGGGGTGATGATTGAAAAAGAAATTACATTCAAGGAAATAGAAAAAATTAAATACTCAGATTACACAGAGGATCATGGTGAGATTTTAGTGAAGTTCAAGCACTATAAATTTCTCATCAAAGAAGTTAAGAGCATACCTTGTGGGAATTGTCATGGGGTTGGAATGGTCGGCTCATCTCAATTAGACGGGGATGATTGTACCATATGCCAAGGAACAGGGAAGAAACATAACCCATGACCACCAAAGAAGCCCCACCCTGCATATTACAGCTTCCAAAGAAGATGAAGCGTGCCTTTACTACCAAGGCCAGAATCATTGTATTGATAGGTGGGCGTAGTTCAGCCAAGTCATGGGGTACTGCAAAGCTATTATTAATGAAGGGCGTCTCTGAAGGTGCTGATATCCTTTGTGGTCGTGAGTTCCAGACATCTATTGATGATTCAGTCCATAAACTCCTTTCAAAGACAATTGAAAATGATAAAATTAAGGGTTGCATTGTTACCGACAAAAAGATTGACTTCCCATATGGTGGCGGCGTGCGCTACAAAGGATTTGCTAGGAATTCGGCGGCGGTTAGGTCAGCGGAAGGCTTCAAGTACTCATGGATTGAAGAGGCACAGGATCTATCAGAGAAGTCTATTGACGAATTGCTTCCAACTATAAGAGCTGGTAACTCTCAATTGATATTCACTGCTAACCCGATGGCCAGTAATGATCCATTTAGTAAGCGCTTCATTATCCCGTTCAAGCGTGAACTGGACAAGCATGGCATTTATGAGGATGCAATGCACCTGATCATAGTGCTGAACTGGATGGACAATCCCTGGCATGGCGAGTTGGAAATGCAGAGGCGATGGGACAAGAAACATATGTCTAGAGCTAAATACGACCACATTTGGGAAGGAGCATTCAATGATACTGTTGAGGACGCTATTATCCAGGCTGAATGGTTTGATGCGGCGATTGATGCACATCTCAAGCTAGGCTGGAAGGCCCAAGGTGCCAAGGTGGTTGCACATGACCCATCTGATACCGGTCCTGATCCCAAGGGGCTATGCTATAGGCATGGCTCTGTAATCCTGGATGTCAGGGAAAAGGATGATGGTGACTCCAATGATGGATGCGATTGGGCTACCAGTTATGCTATTTCTCATGGCGCTGATATGTTCGTCTGGGATTGTGATGGCATGGGAGTCTCATTGAAACGCCAGGTTAATGACGCATTCGACGGCAAGAAGATTGACGCTGTTATGTTCAAGGGATCTGAGGGTGTTATCAACCCGAGTGAATTGTATCAAGCCGATGACCGTATCGAACGGTACAAGGCTAAGACAAATAAGGAGACATTCAGGAATAAAAGAGCCCAATATTACTGGATGCTGAGGGATAAATTTTATAACACTTATCGAGCGGTGGTTAAAAAAGAATACGTTAACCCTGATGATATGATCAGTATATCCTCGGAGATAGAATGTTTGACCCAATTTCGTTCGGAAGTGTGTAGGATACCATTGAAGTCTAACCCTAATGGGTTCTTGCAGATAATGACCAAGCTGGAGATGAAATTAAAGTTGAAGATTGTTTCACCTAACCTGGCTGACTCGGCCATGATGTGCATGGAGATACCTGAGATCAAGCAGAAGGTGGATAATACACCAATCACGATACCTACATTGAGGAGTAGTTTTCCTACGAGAAGGAATTAGAGGAGGTTTTAATATGGGTGAAGATATTGAGTTGACTATTGCATTTGAAAAATCATTTGTAGTTAAAAAGACATTTACGGCTAAGCAACGGGTGGGAGCCGCATTATTTGCAGAAAAAGAAATAGAATCATTAAATGAACAGTTTGAAGCGTTAATGGATTCATATAAGCGGCAGGGATGGGTGAAGCAATACGAATGGCAGATCAAAAGAGAAGAAACTGCCAAAATCTAACTAACTGATTTAATTAATCAATCTATCGGTCAGCCACCGGTGGAGTAACCGAGGAGAAATGAGATGGAATGTATTCACAATTGGATTGTAACGACCGATGACGACAACCGACCAGAAGATATTATGTGTTCAAAATGTAAGGAAGTAACTATATTTATTAAATATGATGAAGATGAGGATCATCTAAAGGAAGGTGCTGATTATCTTAAAATGAGCAGGAAGCAAGCGCAAAAGATACATAACACATCATTAAGTGAATTAGCAGAAAAGGGTTAAACATGCCAAACACAATGGAATCAACTAGAAACGAAATAGTCCCTACCGAGGAAGCCGGCAAGCTTACCAGGTTCAAGGAAGATATCATCCTGGATGCTGAGTTGACGGAAGATCAGCGCGACCATGCCAATATTGATATGCGCTTTATCAATGTTACGGGTGGGATGTGGGAAGGGTTCGAGGATAACCAGTTCCAAGACAGGACCAAGCTGGAAATGGATCTAGTGAGTAACCATGTCCATAGGTTTGTCGGTAATTGGAACCTGAACCGTGTTGGCGTCAACTTCAAGCCTTATGATGCCATGAATTCCATGACAACCGACAGCGATGCTGATTTGATCAATAGCATGTACCGGGCTGATTATCTGGATGGCAATGGGAAGGCTGCCACTGATAATGGAGTGCGGGAAGGAACCACCTGCGGGATTGGTCATTTTAAACTGGCTACCAAGTTTGAGGATGAAGGTGACAAGGAAAACAATTTGCAGAGGATCGAATGGAGGCAGGTAACAGGCTCATATAATACTGTTTTCTGGGACAATGCTGCAAAGCTTATGATGAAACAGGATGCCCGGAGATGTACGGTATTGACCCAGTTCACTCCTGATTCATTTGAGAGGGAATATCCAGGCGCCGATCCAGTGAGTGCTTATCATCCCGATACAAGACAATTTTTCAACTATCAAGCTGATCGTGTCCACCTTATCTATATTGCAACACGCTATGAGATCATCAAGAAGAAGGAGTTTGTTTACCAGTATAATAATAGAATCACCAATAAGATAGATACTTACAGCGAAAAGGACCATGAGTTGATCAAGGATGAGCTGAAGGTCGACCCTAACCGCAAGTTCATGATGAAAAGGAAGATCACCACTCAAATTGTGGAGAAGTCTATATTCTCAGGGTCAGAATTCCTTAAGAAACCAAAGAAGATTGCCGGCAAGTTCATTCCCATTATCCCTATGTATGCCCATTGGTCGTATGTGGATGGAACTGAATGGTATCATGGGTTGGTCAGGAAGCTGCTTGATGCCCAAAGGCTTTACAATATGCAGGTGAGCCAATTAGCCGAGAACTCAGCGACAGCCGGCCAGGAAGTCCCAATCTTTGATCCATCCCAGATACCAGTGTCTATTCAAGATGGTTGGGAAAACAAGAACAATAAACCATATTTACTGGCCTTTGCATTGCGGGATAAAGACGGAAATATTGTCCATCATGGACCGCTTGCCTACTCACAACCTCCAAGGTTGGATGGTTCGACTGAACAATTATTGCAGATTGTCCCTGCTTACTTTAATGAGCAGACAGGCGGAGCTCCACAGGAGATTATGGATCCAAAAGCCAGCGGTAAAGCTATCAGGGCATTGCAGAAGCGTGAAGATTTGAATACCCAGGTGATCAATGACAATTATGCCATGGCAGTTCAAAGGTCTGGAGAAGTTTATCAGTCAATGGCCGCTGATGTTTACAGCGTTAAACGAATGGTCCGGACGGTTGGGTTGGATGGTACGGATGGGACAAAGGCATTGCTCAAGACCGTGATGGATGAAAAGACCGGGCGATTGGTGGAATCCAACAATCTCAGGGGCAAGAAATTCCTTGTTTACTCAGATATTGGGCCGCAATACGACACATTGAGGGAAGAAACCACGGAAGATTTGAAGGGATTGATACCGATTCTTATTGAATCAGGGGCTCAAGATATGGTCCCGACAGCAATAGCCGCCTTGATAGAAAACTCTACCGGTTCAGGAATGGAAGCACTGAAGAAGAAGAATCGCCGCAATATGATATTGGCCGGTGATGTTAAACCAGAAAACGATGAAGAGAAGAAGTTTTTGCAGGAAGCACAACAGAATCAGAGCAACCCACAAGATGATCTTATTAAGGCTGCTACGGAGCAAGCTGCGTCTGAAGCACAGAAGTTTCAGTCTGAAGCCAGGAACCTGGACTCTAAATCGCTTGATAATGCCGCGTCGGCACAGAAGAAGGCGGCTGAAACGAGAAAGATTATCTCTGAGACTGAGAATGCCAAGGTAAAAACATTACTTGATATTGAGAAGCAAAACAGGGAATTGGCTAGAGAGTTGCCCTTTCAGGTAGGTAGGAGGACGGTGACACCATTAGCATCATAATAAAGGAGTAAATCATGGCTAGAAAGAAAGCAACACCGAGAAGATCGAGACAACCTGCAATCAGGGATCTTGAGAAAGAGAATAAGCGTCGCCGTGCATTTGAGCTTAAAACTGTTAAAAAAGCAGCCGCGGCCTTCGGAATTGGGCCAGGTGGCAAAGGTAAAATATTATCCAAATCATTGGCTAAAAAATTCAGTAAACAGGGCCAAAAGGTTCAAAAATCTGTAGCTCAAGCTAAAAAAGGGGAAAAAAGAAAACTTAATAAAGAACTCGGTATTGGGCCTATGGGAATTGGTACATCCACATCAAGAGTGCAACCAAAAGGCTTGAAAGTTACTGGCAGGTCACAAAGGGAAGCCAGTCGAGGATCGCAACGTTCTGCTGCTGATGCCGCCAGGGCTGTGAAGAATAAAAAACTTGCCACAAAAAAGCTTCAAGAAAGAGAAAAAGGGCGTCAAGAACTTACAAAGCTGACTCTAAAACATCAAAGAGAATTACGAAATAAAAGAAAGAAAAAATAAAGGAGAACCATGTCAAAAGACAACGGAGAACGGGAAGGCAAAGAGATAAAGGTCAAGCCTATCAAGGGAGCCAAGGCTCAATTAAAGGCGCTTGCTGATATCAAGAAGCTGGACGTTAAGATCAAGAAACGCTTCAAGGTAAGCGAACCTTTGCTGATAAAAAGGGAGAAATTACGGAAGGGTTTGGGGATTGGTGACTAAAAATAGTCACACTGTGTCTATATTTGTGATACATAACCTAATGTATTGCATAAAAGGTGGCACGTGAAACATAGGTTAATAAAATAGGATAAATAAAATTGACTATCTCAATAACTCGATATGGAATTATTAAAGGTGGGGTTTGCGATACTGAGCACGAAAATAGAGCTAGTAGGGAAGCTGGAGCTAATATGATGTTAGAGAGATTTATTGACTTCGGAGGTTTTAAAAAACGCAAGAACGATGGGAAATATCAAGCGGCTAAAGAGGTTTATTATGATTCAATTGAAATGTATAAGTATTGGCCCAATGCACAGCGGGAAGTGGGGGGGGCTTCGGTTTGCACAAGATATTTTCCCTAACCTGTTGGAAGATAAGAAGTGGCTTACTAAAAAACAAATGATCAAGTTGTGTGAGGATAAGTGTGCGGGTGTTTCTGGGATGGATGCAGTCATTAGTAAAATGAAAGGCAAAGATTCGCACATAATGTCAGACCATATCTATAAAGAAAAAAAGAAATATAATGAACTTGAAATACTAAGTTAGTATATTTTAGTAGACTTATGACATTCAACTGTAAAATAAAAGGATACACATCATGCCAGTGCACAACAACGGTACAACAACAAGGAAGCGGAAGAAGAAAAAGGCCAGAAAATAACACTTGATTTAGTGCATTTAAGAATATTTGCAATTAATTAGTTTATGTTTATAATAAATTGAGGTTAACCATGAGAATTGGAATAATAAAAAGACTATAGTCTATAAGGAGTAATTAAAATGGCTTTTGACGCAACAAGACTCAAGAATATTGGTGGACAGGACAACCAGGATTTTGGGGGTGATGTGTTTTCATATACGCATCCGACAGACACCCTGGGAACAATTTTAGCGGCTGATTATTTCATTTTAGCCGAGCAAAGCTTGAATGTGAATGACATTGTTCGGATTGTTCATCCCAGCGGTGAAGTTGATGTTTTAGTGAGCATTTCCACTGCATTGACGGTCACAGTAACCAGTATTTCTGGTGGTGTGCAATCGCTGTCGGTTGCAACAGGAGTAGGTGTTATTGACCCAGATGCACCTATTACAGAGTTGACAACCACAGGTGTGGGGACTTCTACCCTTGCGGACGGCACTGTTGGGTTTAGTAAAATAATCACCATGATAGTTGATGGTGGGAATAATGTATTGACACCGGCAAGGGTAGAAGTCCCCACACCTGTGGTTGTCAACTCTGTAATAGGTGCATCTGGGTCAATAACACCTACTCCTGTTGCAACCGACAGCG